TGATATTTCAACAAAGATTGATTATTCAAACTTTGACTTTGGAGAGTTGGTGGCGCAATCTAAGATTTTTTCTTACAATGCTGCTACCGATGAAATGCACTGGTTTGAAGACTATATGTCAGATGATGACGATAGTTATTCTACCCGTGTTGCCCAGTTCGCTGACAGGATGTTGACTCGATTTAAATCGAGTGTTACAGCACCTATGTTGGCCGGAGTTTTAGGTTTAGTTTCTATCACTATGTTAGCTGCAGGTGCTTTGTACCGCGCTCTTAAAACTCGTACCACTCCAACTCCTACGCACGCTCATTCGTATTTCCATCCTCATGAAAAGAGGGTTCGAAATTTGAATGCTTGGCGTGCCCAGGCACCTGAAGTGATACCACAAATCGAAAGGTTTGTTTCTAACACCGTAAATATTCAAGTAGATTATTTACGCGGCACTGAAACTATTGTTTCCAAGTGCCAGGCTTTGATGTCTCAACGGTTGATTATATTACCGTTCCATGCTACGGCATTGACTCAAGGTTCCGTTTATGTTACGATATCAAAGGGCAAAAATGAGATTATTTATGATCATTTGTCCTGCGAAATTGTTTACATTAATGAAGAACACGACCTTTGTTTGTTGCGTATTCCACCAACATTCCCGGTTTTGTTTAAGAAAATTAGCTTTGCTGCTATTGGTCGTAGTGAGAAACTGTTTTTGGTTTCAAATCCAACTGTTTATCACTTACCATCTGTACGTGCGGCTGATTTTCAAGCTAGTTATGTTCACCTTAACGGCTTCAAGGGTATTATTAACCCTACGGATATGGCTTATGATGTAAATTATGATGAATTGTGTGGAGCTTCCCTTGTAAATTACGACGGTATGTATTTAGGTATGCATGTTGCTGGTAATGATGCATGTGGTATCTCGAAGATTTATCCTCATTCTATTATGAAGATTTTGGCTTCCTTCAATGAGGTTGTTGATTCATATGTGATGCCTTACATTTCGCGCGATTATGATGTTCCAACGTCAAAGATTGCTCTTGATGATCCACACTATGTTAATGTTCCCTCTTCCACCCAATATGCTCCATCTCTTATTCATGGTATTTTTCCTGTTGAACGTGTTCCTGCTAATATGCAGCCATACGGTGTTGATACGATTAAAGTCATGTCTAAGAAGTCGCATGAAGCCACCAAATCTATAGATTTGGCCGCTCTTGCGTTTGCCTCTAACTACGCTGAATGTTTTGTTCCCCGTTTTAAGGCTATAACTGAAACTGATGTTGTTTTGGGTTGTGATGGCGTGCAGCCTCTCAATCCCAAGACAAGTACCGGTTTTGGTTTTAGTGGTGAACGTGCTGACTATATAGACTTTGAAAAAGGAAAATATAGACCTCACTTCGCTGCTAGAGTTGCTACTCTCCGTAAAAAGATGAGTAGTGCTCAGTTCGACTTTAGTACATATCACACTGAAACATTGAAAGATGAATTACGTGATGTAGAAAAGGTTGATAAACCTCGTTGCTTTAAAGTTTCTCCACTGGATCTACTAGTTGTTGAAAAACAGCTTGTAGCTAATTTGATGAAGAATCTTCACTGTAACAAGTGGTCCAATGGTATTATGGTTGGTGTTAATCCTTTTTCAGGTGATTGGGCGCAATTGTTGCGCTCTCTCACCTCCAAGGGAGATAACGTCTTTGATGGTGACTTTGGAAAGTGGGATGGCCATATGCTATCCCAATTCCAACAATCTCTTAATCAGATTATTTGTTCCAAGTTTTCTGGTGATAAGATTGATTCTGTTATATTGGCTCAAGTGTTGTCTACTATGATTTATACCCCTACGATAACGCTTAATGATGTATACATGACAAATCACTCCCTTCCTACAGGCCGTGGTTTAACTGCTGATTATAATTCTATGATCAACAAGATGTATGGCGCATATGTTTTTTATGTGCTTTACAAGGAAAAGTTTTCCGTTGCTCCCACCCTTACTTATTACATATCCAACGTTTTTGACGCTGTATATGGAGATGATAAGATAACTGGTGTAAGCAATCTTTGTAAAGATTGGTTTAATGGTCGTACGTTTGAGACCATTTGTAATAAAATGGGTTTTGAATTTACCCCCGCTTCCAAAGGTGAGTGGACTTATTCCACTCGCTCTGTCTATGATTGCACCTTTTTAAAGAGGAGTTTTCGTATTCATCCATCACTGGGAGTTGTAGCTCCCCTTGATAGAAAATCAATGTTAAGTACCTTGAATTTTGTTTCTGATGATTTTCGTAATAACGAATTGACTGAAACAAAGTTAGGTAACTTTCAGCGTGAAGCTTTTCTTCACCCTGATTACATTTCGCTTATGTCCCACGTTGAACAATATGTTCAGCGTGTTTGTGTTCCATTTCTTGCTTTATCTGACTCATATTTACGAGGTTTGTATAAATCTGGTAAGTATGATGAATTGTTAGTCCACAATTAAATATCCCTATAAGGAGTC